AATTTTCAATTTCCAATTTTCTTAATCGCCACAAAATGCTACGCAATTTCTGCTTTACTTCGTTTGATCTGAAGGTCTTCCCCGTTGTTGGTCAGAACCACGTTAGTTATGTTGTGTATGGCGAGGAGATTTGTCCGAGTACCGGCAAGCCACACTTACAAGGATATTGCGAAATGACCCAACCTAAGCGCTTAGAAACCTTAGCTAAGCTCTATAAAGGAATGCATATGAAGGAGAGATATGCCACGCAAGAACAAGCTATTGATTACTGCAAGAAAGACGGTAAATGGATCGAAGAAGGTGTAAGAAAAAATCAAGGAAAAAGATCTGACATTGAGGCAGTTTGTGCTGAAGTCAAAAGCAAAAAATCTATGAAAGAAATAGCCGAAGAGTATCCTACTACTTTTGTTAAGTTCCATAAAGGTTTGAATGAACTCCGCTATGTCTTACAAGAGGATCGTACTGAGAAGCCGTATGTGGAATGGAGATACGGCAACACAGGTGTCGGAAAGACTTACGGTGCTTTTGAAAAACATAAAGAAAGTGTGTATATCAAAGATGGTACTCAATGGTGGAACGGTTACGAAAATCAAAAAGCTGTAATTATCGATGACTTTGACGGCAAATGGCCTTTCCGTGATCTTCTTAGATTGCTTGACAAGTATCCTTATCAATGCCAAACTAAAGGCGGGTATGTTAAATTAACTGCTACTCATATATATATTACTTGTGAGTACCCGCCTGATGCTTTTTGGAGCGGTAATGGTTTAGCTCAAGTAACTCGAAGACTGGATAAGATTTTTTATTTAGAAAGAGGAAAAGTTACAGATGTTACAGATGTTACAGAAGTGGTGGGTAATACTATACCACCACTTCTTCGTCAGGATGCCTCTTTTTTCGATCATGTAGAAGATGGAATTACCCCGGGCCGCCGGTATTTACGGTCGGCCAGCTCGACTGCAAGTGTCAGTGACTTTGAAGAATTCATTATGCAACATGCTAACCCTAACCCTAACCCTAACCCTAACCCTAACCCTAACGAAGTTATTGTTATTAAAGAGTAAATAGATTTTTTATTTTAATTAAAAATTTAAGAAGGAGCAACAATTTTACGAGCAGAAAATTCAACAAAATAGATAATCTTAACGGAACGCCAGCCGACCATTGCTTCAGCACCGTCAATAGATTCAGTGAAAATATTCCAATACCAAGTGATTGCAGGATTGGTAGCTATTGTCCCCAAACAATCAGGATCAGTACGAGAAGATTTTCCGGTTTGAAGCATTCGCGGAGTAGACATATAATGATTACAAACACTACGCTTTCCGGCATTATCGATGGTTTCAGAATAGGACTTAGCAAATGGCTGTTCGGCATATGCTTGCCAATAAGCATAAGAAAAAGTTGCCATACTTGAGATATGAGGAAAAACAACAGTACGACGAGGAACAACAGCGTCGACGGCTTGAAATGTTTCAACACGAATTCTCGAACCAGAAACATAAAAGTTAGTATATAAAGCCATCATCTGGTCAAAGAGGAATGGTGAGTCTCCGATACCGGTGAAGTCGGGATCATAGATGGAGTTTCCACGGTAACTACACTCATTGGAGGCTGCTGCTGGGAAGGAGTCTGTTCCATCATAGTATGGAAGGGCCATCCGTAAACGATCGGGGATGAGATATCCCAAGTTTCTAATACGGCCGACACCTCGTCGACGGACATTTCGTCGAACGCGAGAAGGTCGACCCCTACGGGAACGGCGGCGGCGGTTACGGCGTGAATAGCGTTTGCGTGGCATTGCATAACTTGAAAATTAATTGAATAAATTTTACCAACTTGAAAATTTTCAAGTTAATTTTACGGTCTAATTCCGGAATTTCGCAAATAGTTCTTTATAAATGAAAATTTTCAATTTCCAATTTTCTTAATCGCCACAAAATGCTACGCAATTTCTGCTTTACTTCGTTTGATCTGAAGGTCTTCCCCGTTGTTGGTCAGAACCACGTTAGTTATGTTGTGTATGG